GCTCCGTCTTATAAAGACTTTAACCTATTTCAAGATAATGCTTTTCAAGCTAAAGGTTTTGATGGCACTAGAGTGGGTAATTTAGCTTATTTTTCTGGTGCACTAACTGATGCTGAACTTTCAGAAATAGCAGCAAATAAGAACATAACTGACCCCAAGTATACAACTGGTGGCAGAGTGCTCGACCACTACTGGTCATTTATTGATGATTGGGGCTCAGGAGACATTGTTGATCAAGGTTCTACTAATCCAGTAAATTTAACCGCCCCTTACCCTGACGGGTGGGTTTACAGTGACAGACATTGTTGATCAAGGTTCTACTAATCCAGTAAATTTAACCGCCCCTTACCCTGACGGGTGGGTTTACAGTGACGTAAATCCAACGTCTCCTATTGCTAATGAGGGCGTATTAATAAATGGATTCGGAAATACTTTACTCATTGCATCAACGCTGGCAGGGACTATCTATTGTGTTAGGCAAACAGCGGGTTCAGCAGCCCCCACTACAGCGGCAGAGGTTATTAATGCTACAGTTGGTGGCGACATATTAGAGGTTGCTTCTGCCCCTGCTAACATCACTAACCTTTTTGGCGAGCCGTTAGTATTTACTACAGGGTCAAGTTTTACCGAATACGACTACTATTATGCGCTTGACGGTGTTTCTGATGTTTTAGGCGCTGGCGTAGTTACTGCAACTACGTGCGGCTTTATCCGAAACTCAGAAATTTTGCAGGACGTAGATGGCGTTGTTTTTCCTGACAATCAAGTACGTTGGGCATGGTTTGACGGTGTAGAGCCTGACAGTTTTACAGCGCCTAGTGATAGTGGCTTTGAATTTACTAGCGGAGGCCAGTTTGCTTTTAGCCTGCCAAACTCAACGCTAAATCAAGGTGAAGAGGGTACTTTAATCCTTGACTATAAAGCTGGTGGCGTAGGCGGTAAGCGTAGCGAGCTAAAATATGTAATGCAGGTACAATAACATGCCTTTACGATTTGACAGTCCAGTTTACGAGGGAAACTTACTGTTTGACAGCCCGCTAAACTTCCCTGCGGGCGGTGAAGGGCAGACTATTACAGTAGACGTACCTTTCCCCACTAGCTTAAAGTGGGATAACTCGTATCCGCTAGAAGTGACAACGCCCGAAGGCACAGCAACGCTAAGTAACGTGTTTATACGCCCTGCGACTGGTTGGGAGTATCAAGACTACGACGGGACAATATTAAACCCTGCTACGACTGAAAGTTTTCAAGAGCTTGCATTGTCAGAGTTCGGGCTAGTGCTAGAGGCTGGCGACCGATTTAATTGGGAGTCAAACCCCGCGCTGACGTTTCGGCCAGACGGTACGCCAATCGTTGACCCGCCTCAAACTTTGACGTTTGATGGATTCTTTTGGGACGAAAGCGCACAGACAAACACAGCAGTGGTAAGCTTTACAATTAATGACTTAGGCCCGCCAGTACCGCCCGATCCACCAAGCGGTGAAGTTGGGGCAATGGTTCAGCCTATGGTAACGACAATGATTACGGCAATGGTGAAATAAAATGGCAGAGTTTAAAGACGGTGCGACAACGAGCTTAAATGGCAGATTTAACGTCAAATACGACATACAGGGCGGCGGCTCAGCTAGTTTGACGCTGCTTAATAGCGGAGCAAACGACATACTTGTGCCTGATAGTTCGTTCACAGAGTCAACTGCGTTTACTTTAGAGATAGCGGGGAGAGTCAGGGTTTCCGCGACTAATGCACGAGTTTTTATCACTGCAATAGGCAAGTAAATGCCGGACGTATTTATCCCTGAAAAGCTAGAGCCTTTCGTAGCTAAGAAAAAGCGATACAAAATCGCTATTGGCGGGCGGGGCAGCGGAAAATCTATGACTTTTGGTATCCTTGCGTTAATGAGCGCCCAAACCGAAGGCACAAAAACAATGTGCTTCCGTGAATACCAAAACAGTATAGACGATTCTGTTATTTCACTGCTTGCAGGGCAAATTCGCGATCTAAAGCTACAAGGTTTTGAAGTTCAATCTACTAAAATCATGTATAACGGCGAAGATGCGTTTAAATTTCGCGGTTTGGCGCGTAATCCAGAGGGCGTTAAGTCATCCTATGGGTTTACACGCTTTTGGGTCGAGGAAGCGCAAACAATTAGCTCAGAAAGTTTAAAAAACTTAGCGCCAACGCTTCGAGAGGAAGGTTCAGAGCTTTGGTTTAGTGCAAATCCGCGATCTAGCGCCGATCCGTTCAGCCAGCGGTTTATAAAACCGTTTGAAAAACAGATTTACCGCGACGGGTACTACGAGGATGACCAGCATTTAATAATTTTAGTTAATCACTCAGATAACCCGATGCTGCCAAGTGTTCTCGAAGAAGAACGGCTTAACGATAAGGTTATCATGGAACGGGCCTTATACGAGCATGTTTGGGAGGGCCGGTTCTATGATGAGGTGCAGGGTAGCATTATCCCTGTAGATTGGTATGACGCAGCGATTGACGCGCACAAAAAGCTAGGTTTCGCACCTCAAGGCGCGGTTATAGCCTCCTTCGATCCAAGTGATTTAGGGCCAGACAGTAAAGGCTACGCGCTACGGCATGGCTCCGTGATCTTAGACGTATGCGAGAAAACAGACGGTGACGTAACAGAAGGGACTAACTGGGCTTTAGCTAAAGCCATAGAAGAAAAAGCTGATTGGTTTGTGTGGGACTGCGACGGTTTAGGTGTAGCGCTGAAATCGCAAGTAGAAACCGCACTTAACGGCAAGAAAATGTCGTATTTTATGTTCAAAGGCAGCGAGCGGGTAGAAAAAGGCGGCGAAATGTACCGCGACGACACCGGCAAGACACGAACTAACCGAGATGCGTTTTTTAATAAGCGGTCGCAATACTATCGCAGACTTCGCGATAGGTTTTATAATACTTACAGAGCGGTTAAACGCGGTGACTACGTTCACCCTGACGATATGATAAGCTTATCTAGTAAAATTAGCTGTCTTGACGAACTACGGGCAGAAGTTTGCCGCATACCCAAGAAAGCTAACGCTTCGGGAAAGTTTCAGGTTATGTCTAAGCTAGAAATGTCTAAAAAACCGTATGAGATACCTAGCCCGAACATGGCAGATGCGCTAATGATGAATTGTTTTATGCCCGACTCCACAGGCGAACTAACGCAAGAATTAGAATTTAAAGGCTGGCTATAATGGACTTTGACAACATTGAACACGTTCTTAAAGAGCTTAAAAAATCACAAGAGGCTGACCGTGATCGGCGCGAAGCTGTGCGAGAGATTAACAGCTTCTTAAATGATCCTGACGGTATGTGGGAGCCTGAAATATATAATTTGCTAGATAAGCGCCCGCGCTATACGTTCGACTTATCTAACCCTGTCGTCGAGACTGTTTGGGGCGAAATGGCACAAAATGACTTTGACTTGCGGATTAAGCCAGCGGGTGAGGAAGCAAGCAAAGAAAGCGCAATGCTGCTAGACGGTATTATTCGCAATATTGAGACAATAAGCAACGCAGCCGAGCATTATGCCAGCACTGGCAAAAAAGTAATCCAGACAGGTTTTGCAGCTATCCGTATAGTTCAAGATTGGGGCGAGGGCGCTACTTTTGATCAAGAGCTACGCATTAAAGAGCTAAACAACGCTGTAGACAGAGTGTGGTTTGATGCAGTAGCCGAGCAGCGAACAATGGAAGACGCGCGGTTTTGTTTTGTGTTGTCCAGCATAGGAAAAGACGAATATGAGAAGAAATACGGTAGTGATGAACATGCCTGTACTAGCTTACCTGATGAAAGAAGCGAAAGCAGATACGAAGCTAAGGCTGAAAAAATCATTATTGGCGAATTTCTGTGCAAAAAAGAAATCAAGGAAAAAATATACCTGCTCAATAATGGCATGGTCGTCAATGATGAGCAGCTTGAGCAGGCGACACTTGCGGCTGGTTTTACTGTTGCAAAAGAGCGAGAATACGTAAAGCATGTTGTGTATAGCCGCAAGTTTGACGGGAAACGGTGGTTAACTAAAAGCGAAAAAACAGTGTTCGACTTGCTGCCTGTCATTCCGCTATATGCTAATTTCCAGATCATAGAAGATAAGGTAATCTATTGGGGAGCTATTGAACATATAATGGACGCGCAGCGCGTTTATAACTATGTAGAGAGCCGCAAGGTCGAAGAGGTGGCGCTAGCGCCTAGACCTAAGTTGATGATGACTCGCGACCAAGCCAAGGGTAACGAAGCTTCTCTTGCCACAATGAACACTAACGGCAGCCCCGTACAGTTTTACCAGCACATAGAAGGCCAGCCAGCGCCGTACCAGACAGCAGGCCCGCAAGTAAACGCAGGGCTTTCGGAAGTTAGTCAAAGCATGACTTCTAACATCGAGCGGTCAAGCGGCGTGTTTGGTGTAAACCCTTCAAACAATACAGGCTTGCAATCGGACATTGCATTAGAGCGCCTAGAAAATCGAGGGCAGACAGGTACTTACCAATATTTTAAAGCGCAAGAGACAATGATTAGGCACGTAGGTAAAGTGCTGCTTAACGCCATACCAACACTCTACGACACTAACCGCATGGTTAGGGTTATGAACGAGGATGGTAGTTTTGAGATGGTCGAGATTAACGGCGTTCAGCAAGACCAATACGGGCAAATGCAGCCTAAAAACGATTTGAGTAAAGGTATTCACGATGTTACTTGTGACGTTGGCCCTGCGTTTAAGAATCGCCAGCAAGAGGCAGTTACCGCTATAGTTGAGTACGCCAAGGTAGACCCTACCATAATGCAAGACGGGGGTGACATACTGTTAGGCAACATAAACGCCCCAAGCATGGATAAGCTGGCCGAGCGTAAGCGGTATAACATGGTGCTAAACGGTCTAATACCTGATCAGCAGCTAACCGCAGAAGAGTTAGCATTGGTTGAAAAGATCAGAAGCCAGCCTAAAGAACCCACACCCTCTGACTTGATAGCCGAGGCAGAGATAAATAAAACAATGAACGAGGCAGCGAAAATTGAAGCAGACATCCAACTGCAAGCGGAAAAACAAGAAGCCGAGCAAGAAGCGCAAATCGCCAAGTTACAAATTGAGCAAAACAAACAAGTAACTGAGCAACTAAAAGTGATGGCTCAAACACTTGAAACACTAAAAAATGCAATGGGCGCAGATGCAGTAATGTCGCCTACTGCGGCCCAAGCGTATGAGGAACAAGCAGCTATTGTTCAAGGTGCGCAAAACCAACTAGAGCAGTAATGCTCTAACAACATGCACGACAGAATTTGTCGTTTTAGCAAAAAGGTATTATTATGAACAATGAAGATATGCTCCAAGACGAGCCACAGTTAGATGAAGTAGTCGAACAGCAAGACGAAACACCTGTTGAAACTGAGGCAAGCGAGGAAGTTGCACCTAAAGCAGTGGATGACTTTGTAGAGCTAGACGAAGCGGCTCAAAAGAAGTTCAACAAGTTAACGTGGGAAAAGAACGAGCAGAAACGGCGTAATGAAGAGCTAGCGAAACGGCTGGCAGACTTGGAGGCGGCCAAACCCCAAGAATCTGCACCACTAGCGTCTACTGCACCCGCAGTAGCTATGCCAGATAATGACTTGATCTATTCTGATCCAGAAGAGTATCAGAAGCAGATAAAAGCATACAACGAGAGCGTTCTTGAACAGGCCCGCGAGCTTGCTAGAGCAGAAGCAAAGAAAACACTTGAAGCACAACAGCAGCAGGCACAGCAAACACAAATTCAGGCCCGCGCCAAAGAACAAGAGCAAGGGTTTGTTAGTAGAGCGATAGAGTCTGGTATTCCAGCCGAAAAGTTAATTGAGTCTGAGAATATCGTTGCAGCATATAACCCGCACCCTGACGTTGCAGGTTTTATAATGGACGACCCAAACGGGCCAGAGATTATGCACTATCTAGCACAGAACCAACAGGTTTTGTCAGAAGTTGTGTCTATGCCGCCAATGCGAGCAGCCCTTAAACTTGAGAGTTTGAGAGCTAAAGCTTTAACGAAAAAGGCGAGCGCCGCCCCTGATCCGATTAGCACAGACTCAGGACGCGAACCGCCAGCAACCGATTCCCCCCTATTAAAAGGGGCAACTTTTGAATAATTTGGAGCATAGCAACAATGGCTAACAACAATTTTGACAGTAACTTTACGCGCAAACTAGCGCGATCTTTCCTCGCATCGTTTGAAAACGAGCGTATAGTTTCTAAGAACGTAAACACGCAGTTTATTCAAACTAACTCGTTTGACCCTTCAACGGGCGATACGATTGACATCAAACGGCCTACTGATTTTGTATCAGTGCGAACCCCTGACGGTGACGTTTCTGGCGAGACTGAATCACCTATCATCACTGGTAAGGCAAGCGCGGTAGTGCAGCCGTATTTTACGGCGTTTGTAGACTACAAAGAAGCTGACGAAGCTATTAAGATGGATCAGCTAGACCAGCTATTAGCGCCTTTGGCAACTCGTATCGTTACAGATATGGAGCTAGACTTTGCACGGTTCGCTATGGCGAACACCGCGCTATTGTCTGGTACAGTTGGTAACGCTATCGAGAATTGGGCTGACGTAGCAAATGCAGGCTCTATGCTTGAGGCGACAGGTGTACCAAAAGGCGCACCCATGTGTTATGCAATGAACCCGTTTACACAGCGTAAGCTTGCAGGTGATCAGCGTTCACTAGGCGGCGAAACTGGCTCAATGACTGCTAACCAGCGAGCGACCATCACAGAGAACTTCGCAGGCATGAAAGTTATGACCTGTAACACTCTAGGGCGCTACACAACAGGAGCAGGTACACGAACAGGCGCGCTTACCGCTACGCCTACGCCTACCTACACAGCGGCGAAAGACACCATGACACAGCAAATTTCTGTCTCAGGTCTTGAACCTAACCTTACCATCAGTGCAGGCGAAACGGTTGTTATTGGTGACGTTAACCGCTTAAATCTCGCAACCCGCGAGGTTATGATTGATGAGTCCGGCAACCCTATCAAGTACACTGCTACGGTAACGCAGACAGCGACACTAAATGGGTCGGGCGAAGGTAACTTAACTATCACTGGCCCTGCTATCTTTGAAGCTAACGGTGCTTACAACACTGTAGATGCAGCTTTGCAATCAGGTGATGCTATTACGGTCTTAGGCTCGGCAGAGACTATCCTCCAACCTAACCTTGCATGGCACAAAGACGCGTTCTGTATCGGTTCTGTCAAAATCCATAAGCTACACAGCACAGACACGCTGGCTAGAACTGACGACGGTTTGCAAATGCGAGTGTCGAAAGGCGTAGGCTTCTTAGAGAACCAACAAAAAGTTCGTTTCGACTTCCGCCCTGCTTACGGCGTGTTGAATCCGTTCTTTGCGGTCAAGTCCTTCGGGCTGTAATTACCCTTCCTCTGGCACCTTCGGGTGCCTTTTTTAACACTTAAAGGTTTCTAAAAATGGCTGATACAGATATGATTGAGTGGACACTACCTGACGGTCGCGAGTGCAAGACTAACTCAAAACCGCACAGTATAAACGTTGCGGAAGCGGCGGGCTGGACACGTAAAAAAGCAAAGCCAAAAGCTAAAGCAAAGCCAAAAGCTAAAGCCGAGGACTAGGCAATGTCTGAAACAGCAGAGTCGGTTATAAAAGATGCGCTAGTAGAAATACTGGTGCAAAGCGTTGAGCAGCCTATTCAGCCCGACGAGGCTCAAACTGCAATACGCTACCTTAATCGCATGATGAACCAATGGGAGGCCAGAGGCTACGCGCTTGGCTATACCGAAGTAACTAATCTTAGCGACCCGATAACCGTTCCTCCTGCTGCTATTGATGGCGTAATTGCCATGCTTGCCATAAAGCTTGCAGCGCAGTATGACGCAAACGTAAGCCCCGCGCTTATGGCTACAGCTAAGCAAGGCATGGAGGCAATACAAAATATCACTATTGATGTTGGCCCCGCCCCTTATCCTTCGACGCTGCCTAGAGGCAGCGGCAACATCAACACCAAAGACGGTTTCTTGAGTAACAATTTCTACTATGAAGAGACTGACGACATATTGCCTGAGACACAAGGCGTAATTGTGCAAGAGAGCGGCGATCAATGAGAAATTACGGCAAGAAATGGTCAGAATTTAACAAGGTTCAATCAATTAGCGGCACAGCTTCGGTGTGTATCGTTGAAGGAGGCCAGAATGTTACGATTTCAGTCAGCGACTTTGCCCAGCAGTTCGGCCTTGCGGATATTCGGACGCAGGGGAACGGAGTACCTGTTCTGGATCAGGCTGGTGCTCAGTACAACATTCGAGCTATCGAGGCAACGGGTGGCCTTAGCCTAAGCGTCGGGCCAACTAATAACATTCAGCTTAGCACAGCTATTGAGAACACCAGCGAGGGCGGCGCTAAGATATTTGTAGACGATACGGCGGTGCCTTTGGTCGCCCGCGCTATTGAGGGTGATGGTGGCATAGTAGTGACGCAAGCAGGCGGCACAATTACTATTTCAGGCAACATCATCCCTACGCCAACCAAAACCAAGCTGGTCAATGATGTTAACGACTTCCCTGCCCCTGTGGGTGGTGAAATACAGCTTGCAGGCGATACCGATTATGAATTAGGCGACACCATAGACATAGGCTCGCTAAAGTTTCGATCAGGCGATAACACTGTAATGAGCGCACAAAGCGTATTGATCGGCGGCATCATATCAAGCACAAGCGACACCCTATTCTGTAGTGACACAGGCTCAAGCATCAGCCTAAACAATATGTTTATAAATGCACCAAACGCTCAGATATTTGATTTCGACTCGCCAACAGCTAAAACGGGCGTGTTTGCGTTAAGCGAGGTCAGCATAGCAAACTGCGCAAGCATGGGGCGTGTAAACAACTATCAGACATTTTTAGTTCGGCTGCTACGCCTAGAAAATTCATTAGGTGACGGGCTAGAAATACAAGGCGAGTTGTCGGTAATGAACATTGACAGCGTTTTTGTCGGCAACTTCGACGGGACAATGTTTGATCTTAACGGCAGCGTGACGGACGTTATAAACATTGAGAACGTCACAGTCGTTAGCAACAACGCCTCAAACCAAGTGCTTGACGGGTTACCAAACAGCGGCAACGTGGCCCCGACAGGGACTGGCACGTTTAGAAACATTAATATTATTAACGACTATACAAGCTCAGGCAACATACTGCCTAGCGATTTGCGTTGGGAGTTCAGCGTTAGTAATGTCGTGCCAGAAAGCCAAAACATTGCGCTCGCTACGTTGACAGATAACACGCTTGCTACGCCCGTCAGTAATGGCGTATTTGCGCTAATGTCTGGCGTGTTTACACAGGCTGTAGAAAGCCGCTTTTTAATAGATCAATCAAGCGGGCGCATAACTTACATAGGCAACAAAGATATACTGGTAGATGCAGGGGCGACATTTAGCGCGGTCAAGTCGGGCGGTGGCGAGCCTTACTCTTTATGACGGGAGCAACGTAGGCTCTAGCGCGATAACGACAGTCACGCAAATGAGCACAGGCGACTACCTAAACTTGTACGTGCGTGGCGACGGTACGGGTGACGACGTTACTTTTAGCAATGTTAACTTTAAGGTTTCAGGTGCTTAGATGGTTGATCTACCTTTTACGGGTGGCTTTTACAACAGCAAGGCGACCCCGCTAAGTTCGCAGATTTGCGTTAATTGGTATGTTAACGTCAACGAGGCGGGCGCACTTAACCAAGAGAACTTATTCGGAAGCGCAGGCATTGAACTTGTCGATGCTGGGCAGCCTTTAGAATCTAATCGCGGCTCGCATGAAATGGCAGGGGTGCCGTTCTTTGTCAACGGCAATACGCTTTATCGCATTGTGCGAACAGTAGACGA